TTTGATATTGACTCTGCAGCAGCCATTCGCATCTCATTACCCACCTCGCCTTCATGATATCTTTTCTGTATGGCTGCCGTTAAATCCTTGTGCGTCTTGTTTTGTGTGTAACAAATACCAATCACCTTGCCCTTGAGCGCAGTAGCGACGAATGGCAGCGTGACGCCATAACCATATGGGACAAAAGAGTTGTCATAGCTATGTCTAACATACCGCGATATTACACCCCAACCGTGGAAATCATCGACACCCAGTGTCATAACTATGTTATCGAGATACCGTGTAATAAAAAAACCGTGCTTGAATCGACCGCTTGCAAAGCAGTGGCGAATTTTATCTGGTTCGTAGTTTTCACGGAGGAGATTTCCTCTGATACTGTACTCGTTGTAAAGATCTGTGATTTTGTCTACGAACTGCGGTGAGTACTCAGTAACCAGCTCAACGGTATAGTTCTCTTTTGTCCAACGCTCTTGCAGGTTCATTTTTCGATATTAGTTTAATTAATGTGAAGGTAGGATCGAGCTCAAACCACCGCCGGCCTCCAAAGTTTGCGTTTCTTGGGTTACCGTGGTGATTGTTGTGCCATGCATCTCCAAGTATTAGTGGAAACAGCCAAACAACATTCCTGCTATCATCACCTCTTTCGTAATTGGCATAGCCGTACCGGCGATCGTGTGTTAGACTAGCTTGCAATGCGAAGCAGTGCAGCGCAATCGCTGCAGGCAGCACAACAAAATACAACCACACATCAAGACTTGTTAACGCTATTGTAATATGACTCAACCAGAAAATTAGCTGGTAGTGTTTATGCACAAAAAGACAATCCTTATCTTGTAACAGATCAACACAGCTCTTAATGCTCATTTGATCTGTCCTTGTTTTGAACATCCATAAGATGTAACTGTGCCAAAAACCATCCCGTGGGCTGTGAACGTCTCCATCTCGATCGGTATATCTGTGGTGATACCCTCTATGAACAACGCACCAGGAGATGGGGCTACCTTGACCAGCTATGACAGCGAACCACAGCAAGATGTGTTTAACAGCTCTGTTTGTTTGAAATGCTTTATGACTAAGCATTCTGTGGTAGCACGCACTGATGCCCAACATCGTCAGACATACATAGCCGATTACAACTGCAACCCACCACCAACTCGGTGCGGATCCAATAAAGATCGTGTATAGTGCCCAAACAGCTATAAGCTGTATTGGAACAATGTTGCCCAAAATGACCGATCGCTGAGCAATGCTGCGAAACATTTTTAACATAGCGGTTGCAATTTCTTTTGTTATCAGTATAATAGATAGTTCACTTTGAACAAGGAGGGATAACCAATGTACTCAAAATACATTAGGAATACCATTACTGCGTTTGTCATGTTGTCAAAGACAGTTTTTGTGCTACTTGTTATCTATGCTGTGTATGCTAGCATTTCATGGGCTGTACAGCGAAACATTTTTAATTACAAGCAGTTGCATGGCACAGAAGTTGCTATGTCGATGAAGGAGCGGGAGCGTCAGCTTCACTGCTTGGCTCAAAACATCTACTGGGAAGCAGCAAGTGAACCGTTTGAGGGCAAAGTTGCTGTTGCTCAGGTGACCATAAACCGTGCAAGCCACGAAAAGTTCCCCAACGATATCTGTCGTGTTGTCTATCAGAAGACTGTGTTCATGGACAAGATTGTATGTCAGTTTTCGTGGTTCTGCGAAGGGAACTATAAAGTCAAAGCTGTCCATAAACCATTCTACGAAGAATCTGAGGCGGTTGCGCGAAAGGTGCTTCTTGAGGGATTCCGGTTGGATGGACTGAAAGATGCGATCTACTATCACGCTGACTATGTGAATCCAAAATGGAATAAAGAGAAGGTAGCTGTGATCGGCCGTCATATTTTTTACAAGGAGTAATCATGGATCATATGTTGAGATATTGGAACGTAATACAAAACTCAATTGTTAACCACTTCAAGGCTGTCAGCAGTACAACACTCGGTTGGGTGGCTGTCGTGCTTCTTCACTGTGCGTTTGTTCCTAATCTTTTATCTGTTCTTCTAGGTGTTTCAGATAGACTTCCATCTACTGATGTTGTATTATTTGTCTGGTCTGGTTTGTTCTTGTTCTTCATTCGTGCCTTAATGCTGCGCGACATGATGAACATCTTTATCAACGGAACCGGTTTCTTCATTCAAGCGATTCTTCTTGCGTTCATAGTATTCAAGTGATGGAATTTACACCTGTTAAAACACTAAAGGATTTTCAGCGCGAGGTCGAGACCCTCGCGTTTGAAAAACGTATTGACTTTATGGAAGCTGTTTTGCTATATTGTGAGCAGACAGGGATGGAGGTTGAGGTTGCTGGCAGCTTAATTAGATCGAGCGCTAAGATGAAAGCGCGGATACAAGACGAAGCCGAGGCTCTTAACTACTTCCCCAAAACTTCTAAACTACCACTGTAATGTTTACACTTCGAATGGATGCGTTTGACGCCTACAAACTGTATATTGCTCTAAAGAACCACTTCACATCAGCAACATACGACTACTTCAAATACAATGGTGCGGTACGGGCAAGTAGGCAATCGTTTGATACGCGAAAAGACAAATACTTTTTTCACAAGTTATCAAAGCGCAAAGACATTAAAGACTTTCTTGTCTCACTGTTTGTTTACGGCAAAAAGGACTTGTGGATTGGTGATGTGCTTCGCAATGAAGAAACAGAAAAGCTGTATCAAGAGTGGCAACGGATTCGACAGTCGCTAACATATGTGTTCATGAGTGATCTAGAAAAGTTCAACGACAATCTTGTGAGCAGCTTTGTTGTTGAGGACGGTCAACATCCTCATGCATTGAAACTTCTTCTCCGTAATGAAATCCACATTGAGACCTTCATCATCATGAATGATCTGTTACGGTTTGTTCCAACGTGGAATAAGAACATCACCGAAAAGGTCGTGTGGCCTGAGATACGGCAAAAGTGCAAAAAGTATCACCCGTTTTTGGAATACGATTTGGACAAATGTCGAAAGATAGTCGTTGACCGTTTTGAGTTAAAGATGTAAGATAAATATGTTCGCTGGTTATGAATACTGTGGACACGTTTAATACATCAAATACATTTTATACAAGGAATACACATGGCAGACTTTGCATCTCTCAAGAAGAGTTCTACTTCTTCGCTAGACAAGCTCAACGCTGAGCTCAACAAACTAGCAGCTCCCCAAACCTCTAAACCCTCTGACGACGATCGCTTCTGGCGTCCAGAAGTTGATAAGGCTGGCAACGGCTATGCGGTAATCCGATTCCTGCCTCAGCCTGCTGGTGAGGACGTCCCGTTTGTTCGTTTGTTCGATCACGCATTCAAGGGACCGAATGGTCAGTGGCTGATCGATGGATGTCTCACGACCGTTGGTGAGAAGTGTCCTGTCTGTGAGCACAATAGTGCTCTGTGGAATACAGGAACCAAAGAGAATCAAACGATTGTTCGTAATCAGAAGCGCAAGCTGTCGTTTATCAGCAACATCTATGTTGTTAAGGATCCTGCTCATCCAGAAAACGAAGGTAAGGTGTTTTTGTTTAAGTTTGGCAAGAAGATCTTTGATAAGCTCAACGCCGCTATGAATCCTGAGTTCGAGGACGAGAAGCCTCTCAATCCCTTCGACTTCTGGGCTGGTGCAAACTTCAAGCTGAAGATTCGTAAGGTTGAAGGATATCAGAACTATGATAAGTCGGAATTCGACTCTATCGAGCCTTTACTTGATGATGATGACAAGCTCGAGCGGATTTGGAAGTCTGAGTACAAGCTGCAAGAATTCCTTGATCGCTCTAAGTATAAGTCATATGATGATCTGAAGGCACGCCTGGTCAAGGTGCTCGACATAGAAGGCGTTACTTCTTCTCCTGCTGCTGGCCGTCAGCAAATGTGGGAAGAAGAACAGGCAGAAGCGCCTCGTGCTGCTCCTCCTAAGGTTCTCAGAGCCGACGCAGCTCCCTGGGATGACCAAGAGGATGAGGACTTGGCTATGTTTAAGAAACTAGCTAACGATTAAACACCAACAGGCTGGTGAATCTCGCCACGGGACTTTATGGCCTGTGGCGAGTTTACATTAACAACTGTATTATTGTTAATAACCTCAACGCTAGTTGATTGACGGGCGCGATCGCTTTTTGTCCTCGACACGTCTGTGCTAGCGCGAGCAACATCAATCCCTGCTGTTGTGATCGATGGATCTTGTAAAAATTTAACAAACGCCTCATGGCGTCGATCAAGGTGTTTGTATCCCCCATTTACAAATTTCGTAAATGCCCTAACATTACCAAAGTCGCCCTTAAATCTATTAGCAAAGTCTACTGCTGTTTTTGCTGCGGAACCTAAACTAAGTAGTGAGGCTGGGTCGTTTGCTGCTCCAGCCCTTTCATAGTTGGAGCGTCCCGTGAGTTGGAAAAGACCACGACCTCTAAACCGCACACCATCTCCGGGCTTTGTATTTCCAAGTTCCTTAACACCGAATTTATAGCTCGGTGAAGAGGGATCACCGCCGTAAATCAAATTGCCAACACCGGGTGCTTTATTGTTTACTGCAGCCTGAAGGGTTTCATCGGGGACCCCTTGTAACCGCTCGAACGTTTTTCGAAGACCGCTTACAGAATAGCCAAGATTTTCAGAAAGATAACGGAATCCTCCAGTTTCAACGTATGCTTGCGCCATGATAGCGGCCCGCTTCTCACCATCAACCACCTTCTGCCGATCAAGTT